CTTGATAGGGAAATGTTCTGCCGGCTAGCGTAAACGTTTCGCTCATGCTTTGGTACCGATGTATTGCGCTTCCGTCCCCGCTTCGACTTCCATGCGAACCAGATTACAAGCGCAATGCCCACCGCACACACTGTCGCTCCCAGGCGGCGGCAATAGGCCAAACGGCTGCCAGCCCTGGTCGTAGAAGTCCACACAATCCGGGCAGCTTTTGCCGCCCCCGCCCAGCATACGGCGCTCCAGGATCGTCCTATTCGGCGCCGATGGCTTGACCGTGGCCCGTTCCGCCGTGTAGAAGTGGCTGCGCGCATGGCCGGCGTACTCGTTGGCGCGCGCCTGGGCTTGGGCCATGCTAATCTTGCCGTCCGCTATATCCTGCGCCGTGCCGCTAATCTTGGCGTAGAGTTGGCGTAGATCTGCGCCGGCGCGGCCATATTCGGCCTGTGATACCTGATCCCAACCGCCACTACCCAGGGCTGTTTGCTGAAGCACTTGGCGCTTGAGTTCGGTACGCATTTCCTCCTGCCAAACCGCCGGGCTGATGCGCCCTTCCATCACGGCATTGGTCAAGTCGCCCAAGCGCGCTTCCGTGGCGTTGGATTGCGACTCCAACAGGCCCAGGATGTCACGGCGTGCCACAAAGCGGCCCGTTGCGCCGCTGCGGTAGCGGCCAACATCGCCCTCCCAGGAATAGCCGGGGAGCGGGTTAGTGCGCGTCGAGAAGGCGTTTATATTTATTGGGAACGGCGTCGCTCGCATACCAGTCCTGCCTTGCATCGCTTACGGCCTTGTCGTCTAGCGGTTCGTTCAGCACTTCCGCTGGGAACACATGCGTCCTCGGGTCCGCTCCAGGCGGCAAATGCAGCATGACCCACGTCACGCTGCGCTCGGCTTCGATGGCGTCAAAGCCGATACTGATCAACGCTTGGATTTGCGATTCGCCCCAGGCGGCTAGTTGTTCGGGGTTCATGCGGCCCCGTTGCGTGCGATCAGCCGCGCCGCCGCGTTGACCAGCGCGTAGGCTTCCGGCCCGCTGTAGCCGGCGTTACCCACCACATCGGCGACTTGTTGCAGCACGTCCTTGCCGGGTAGGTTAGCGCCGTTGGCGGGGTTGCCGGCGTCTTGCGGATGGCCGCCTTGCCCTGGCGCGCCAAATTGCATCGGGACGGGTTGCGGCTTGGGCTCGATGGCCGTTGGCGGAATCTCCTCCGGGAAGGGCGTGAAGTCGCCGCGCCACTCTTCGACCGTTAGAGGCGGCGTGCCATAGACGCTATCGAGCTTTTGCGTCGCATCGGCCCACACCCCCGCAATCGTGGCTTTCTCCATGTCGGTCAGTTCAAACAGCGGATCCCAAACCACCGTGTAGCCTTGCGGCTGCGGCACCGGCAATGCGCCCCACGTCACCAGGCGGTCAATCAGCGGGCGCAAGATGGTCGGCTCGGCAAAGTTGACTTGGCGGCTGGCGATATGCCCGGCCCAGTTAGCTACATCTTGCGTACTCGCCAGGTTGCCGCGCTCGGAACCGAGTAGGATACGCTGCGGAATGCTGGTGGCGGCGGCGATAAGCGAGATCAGCACGTCAAAGGCGCCGGCTGGGTCAACCACTTCGCTGCCGAGGTCGGAAACGGTGACGCCGCGCGTTTTCATAAAGCGGCGTAGGCCATGCTCGTACTCGTCAAACTCCTCTTGGATGTTGGCGGCATCCTCGGCGCTTAGTTCCGCCGTCGGGTCGATGTTCAGCACGAACCCCTTCCGCATCAAAAGCCACGACGCCTCCGCCGCCCCGCCCACCAATTTCAGGATGTCGTCGAGCAGGTTAAAGACGCGTTGCAGCCGTGGCATCCCATAGACTTCGTTCTCCAATAGCCCTTCCGCCACATGGATGACGCGGCTGGCATGGACGCGCATGGTTTGCGATGGCATACTTGCGCCGCCGGCCATGTGGCTATTGGGGTCGCCGATGCTCAGATTGTAGATGAGCGGCAGCCCAAAGCGCGGGTTGGCCGGGTCGGTCTCAAATTCGGCCACGCTGCACGACGGCTCGCCGTAAGGGCGCAAATACAGCACCTGGTCAAGCGACGGTACGCGCGTTACCTCCTGCTCCAAATCGCTATCGCCGGCCACGCCAATCAGCAGCACGCCAAAACGGCCAATGCCACACAGCGTATCGACGCGCTGGCAATAGTGATAGACGCGCAAGCGCCCGGCAAAGTCGGCCCAGCCCTTCGCAAAAGCCGTATCGTCGGTCGCCTCCTTGTCACGGCCATCTTTGACCGTCGGCGTATCCCGCCACGTCTCGGCGCAGGGAAACTCGACCAGGCGACCGCCCAACGGGTCACGCTCAAACTTGGCCCAATAGTCGAGGATACTGAGCACTTTGGCGTAGCCCAGCACGTCGAAATAGTCACGGGCGCCGTTGAAGCTGGTGCCGTAGTTGCCCAGCGCCAGGCGGTCGCTAAGGATGCTGCGGGCGTTGACGGTGATGCTGCGTTCTACCATTTTTCCTCCTACCATGTTCCGGCTTTTGGCCCCGGCAAAGCCAGCTTGTTGAATGCCAAACTGCTACCATCTACCTGATCGTCATGCGCGCCATAGGGGAAGCTCGCTAGCTCATCCAAATAGGCAGAGTTCCAAGCGCCGCGCACCAGCTTGATATTGCGCGCCTCACATTGGGCGGCGAACGGTTGGGCGCGCGTCGCCTTGTCGCCGGTGGATCGTTCCGCCTTGACGCTGTAGCCGGCGAGGGCGCGGATGGTAACTTGCACGACGGCCTTACCGCTTGAGCCTGGTTCCTGTTCGAGCCATGTCGTCACGTTGCCGCGGGCGGCGTCGATTTGCGCTGTCTGGGCGATGATCTTTTCGGTGGCTAGGTCGCTAAACTGGCCGCGGATCACATCTTCGACATAGAACACGTTGTCGCCGTCCTTTGCCAACAGCGCGCCGACGGTATAGTCGCCGTCCTTTTCGGTGGCTGCCCGATCCCAAGCGCGGATCCGTGTCGCCTGTGCTGGCGCTGCGCCAACGATGCCAAACCAATCGCGCTGGAACATGCCGCCGCCGGGTGGGGTCGGGCGCTGCTGATAAAGGCTGGCAAAGAAATAGCTACCAAGCTGCCCGCGCAACTGTTCCAGTCGCTGGACCGGATAGCGTTCGGGGCAAAGCGCCGCCCCAGGTAAACGCGGATCATCCTCGACAGTGCAAGTAAGCGGAAACGGCTGTGGTTGGTCCGGCTTTAACGCTTCCATACAGACGATATGCCACCCTTCGGGCTCGTCATGTTCTTGGGCCAATAGCCAACCGGAAAGATCATCCTCATGCCAACGGGTTTGGATCACAATGATCGCCGCGTCAGGCGCTTGGCGTGTGGTAAAGACGCTGCGATACCAATCCTTTTGCTTGGCGCGGATCGTTTCGGAGCTGGCCTCCTCGGCATTTTTGAGCGGGTCGTCGATGATGCCCAAGTTGAAGCCTTTGCCGGTCGCCGCGCCGCCAACACCCGCTGCCCACATGCCGCCGCCGCCGTAGGTTTCCCATTGGCGCATCCCTTTCGCCTGGCGCAATTCGCCGCCGGTTGCCACGTAGTTGGTGCGAGCGTTACGACTGAGTGAATAGGCGAGGTCGGCGCCATAGGCCGCCAGGCCCACCCACCGATAGGGAAATTGCGCCAAATAATAGGCGCTGAACAGTCTTGAAATGGTCTCGCTTTTGAAATGACGTGGCGGCATAAAGACCATCAGCCGCTTGATCGAACCATTCAGGACCCGATCCAGCACGCCCAGCAGCCGCAGCACATGCGGATAAAACTCATAGCGCGGATTGGCCTGGCGGATAAAATGGGCGAAGGTGTCAGCCGTCGCCTGCCGCTGGCGGCTCATCAGTAGTTCCACCTGATCGGCTGCCGGCCAGGCGTGAACCATGCGGAGGCTCGGTGGCAGATTGTCCGGTAAGTTGGTTGAGGAGGCCGGTAAGGTCCAGTTTTGCGCCATCGGTTTCACTCTGAGCGAATTTGAGCCAATCCAACAAGTCTTTCTCGGTCGTGTCACCCAAGTTGCGGGCGATGCGCTTGGCGATTTTCAGCCGTTCGGTTTTGCGAGCGATGCCGGTCAGGAAAACCAGCCGGTCAACTTCCTCGCTGAATTCCGGCAGCGCCAGCCAGCGATAGAGAGTGCGTTCGCCAATGCCGGCCATGACAGCCGCCTCTTCGCGTGTATAGCCATCCGCCAGAGCAAAAGCCGCAGTTTGGGCTTTGGTCGTCCACTGAAAAGCTGCCATTTTCTGCCATCTAGGGCAAGTATCCTGTCGGAACCTGTCGTTTGACAGCTATATCCTCATGCGCACCTGTCAAAATATATCCTCGTCATCTTGATCGCACCGAACATATATGCTACATTACGCGCCATAGGGCCACACCAGCAGCTTACACGTTCCTACCCTATCGTTAGACTGGAGAATCACATGGAAAACACAATCAGACGCCCGCTCGACCTGTCAGCCCGCCAGTGGGCCGCCCTTGAGCAGATTGCCGATGCGCTGGGCGCTCGCGAGCCGCACGGCCGCGGTCACAACGTGCGCGTGACCAAATGGCAACTGGTGATCCGCGGCATCGCCACGGGCCAGTACATCGTCACCGAGCGCGAACCGTACCGGCTGCCGGTTGGCTTGGCTGAGGCTGCCGCGGCGGTCGAAGAGCGGCAACGGGAACACGAGCAGGTAGAAAAGGCACGGCGCAAGCTGCCGGTAAAGATGCAGCAACTGAGCATACTCGACCTTGAGCCAGCCTAACGGCTGGTTTTTCTTTAGCGTGCGCCGGCATAGACATAGATCAGCATTCCCACCACGATCACCCACATCAGCGCAAGACACAGATATTGCGTTGACGCCTCACGCCGTACTTGCAGTTCGGCCAACGCCAAAGCCACCGAGCAGATCAGCAGCGCAACTGCCGCGCGCCCCGTATCCGTCATGGCGCACTACATGCCGGTGATCACGCCAACACCCAGCACAATCACGGCGGCGCACAGGATCAGCACGATGGCGCTGCCCAGGATGCCGGCAAGCTGGAAGATCAGCGCCAATACCGCCAAGATGACGCCAAGAAGCGAAATGTATCTGCTCATTT